ACTTTTGTTGATAGTGTCAAGACCATATGTTAATCTTATTTTATCATTTGCTTTCAATGTAATGTATTTTGGTTTCACACTGCCGATTGAACGACCCTGGACACCAATGAGTTGATTGTTCTCATCAAATATCGGAATGATAATTCTTTCGTCGTCTTCCAGGAGATTAGAATAATCTGAATTAAATTCCTTTGCGAATATACCAAATTTCTTAGTATATCCAAATCTGTTCCATTTATTTTCTGGTATTTTTCTTTTCAACAAAAACTTGATCGCAACATGATCTGGAGGAAGTTCCTCAATCATTTCATATTTTGTTGTTTTATTAAACTCTGTATAAACATCCTCATCATCCAAAGTCTCTTCAAATGAAATATTCTTATCTTTGAATTTTTCAAGACAATATTCTTTAAATAACGCTGGAGATACTACTTCAAGAAATTTATAAATGTTGTATGAAATACCGCAGTTATGGCACTTATAAAAATAACTATCTGTGTTGCCGAAAAAATAACCTCTCGCTTTGTTTTTATTTGTTTCGGAATCACCGCAAATAGGACATCTACAATTCGCAAGATTAACCTTCTTCCATTTAAATTTCTCAAGGGAAGTTGAAACTAGATTGACATACTTCTTATCAATGTAAAGTGACATTAGAATTTCCAAGAATCAATATCATTTGATTTAACAAATGATTTTCCAGTTGCAGGAACTTGAGTTTGTTTATTTGACGCAGGAATCAACGCTGCTTCTTCCTTCTTTATATCAAACACTTTCATCTTGGAACGATTAATTCCAATAATGAATTTTCTATTTGATGCTGTATCATTATAGCGATTCTTCAATTGCTTTATCATTATCTGATTCATTTCAGCGAGTTCTTCCGTTGAAATAAGAGCAATCATAAAATCAGCAGTGGCAGGAAGACCAAACGATTCAGATGTATCTTCAAGACCAACATCTGTACTGGAATAACCAGATCTAGTGGTTTGTGTAGCACTGAATAGTGGCACACCATATTCTACAGCAAGACCTCTCAACTCTTCTGCTATGGACTTGACATACATGTATGAATTTACATTATTTCCATTCTTTAGTCGTGCAGAAGCGCAGATGTTCAAGTAATCAACAAAGATTATATCTGGTTTGAATTTTCTTTTAAGTTGAAGTTCATCAAGAAGAAATCTAAAATGATTTACATTTGCTGTTGCAGTTGGATATTCCTTTATGATCAATTTGCCGCGAACGCCAGCACCAAGATTTTGCATCTTCTTATCATATACTGTCTTCGGAAGATCTCGGAGAGTATCAAGAGTGACATCAAGAAGATTTGCATCTATTCTCTCTGCAATTCTTTCTTCTGCCATCTCACATGTGATGTACAAAACGTTTTGATTTTGCTTCAAACAATTTGCAGCATGGTGACAAAGAAACAGAGATTTTCCAACACCAGTTCCTGCCATTACAATATTCAGAGTCTTTGTTGGAGTACCACCGTTTGTGATCTGATTCAAAAATTCTAGATCAAATCCAATTCTCTTTTCCTTTGTATGATAAAATTCATATCGCTTCTCATAATCTTCAATATAATCGTGACCGATATGAGCATCAAAGGATACTGCTAACGCTTTTGAGAGAATATCTGGAATAGATCCTTCAGATTGTTGAGATTTACCATCAATAATCTGAATGGATTCCATGATTGCATTATATACTGCTTTTTCCTTGCAGAAACTTTCGGTTTCGTTAAGTAACCATTCCGAGTCACATAATTCTTGAGTGTTTGTGATTTCTTCAATGATATCCGTGACACGTTTCATCTCCTCCTGCGTTATACTTTTATTCTTGTCTAGAATAATATATAGTGCTTCTTTTGTTGGGAGATTATTATATTTAATGATAAAATCATGAATTGTTTCATAAACAAATCTAAGAGATCTGTCATGAAAATATTCTTTCTTGATGAATGGAGTCACCTTTCTTGAATATATCTCATTCTTGATTAGATTGTGTAGTATCAGTTTTTCTATGTCCGTCATTCTTTAAATCAGCAATCTGCTGCCTTAGATCTCGTATCTCTACTGCACCCGCTTCAAGTATATCCTGAATTTCTCTCCAGAATGTGAACACTTGACATAAGCGAGCATGATCCATTCTATCTTCTATTGGTAGGTTTTCAATCCTAGAAATAATAAATGGATTATTTAACTCATTTACCACATCATAAATTCTATTATTCATTTTCTAACTCTTTTGAAGACCCATAACTAAATTCACTATAGACATATTTGTTGATCTGATCAAGTATATCTTTAGTGAAATACTTTTCTGGATTATCATAAATTGTTTTTTCAAATGCCTTTGATCCATCTGGAAGTTCAATCCTAGTGGAATTCTTTTTGAAGATTCCAGCATCTACTGCAATCTCTACAAGACCATAATAAGGATCAAGACCAGTATCATAATTCAAACGAACATCAATTTGTTTATTTTCTTTTGTAAATCTTCCCTTGTAGAGTTTAACATGAATAATGTTACCAACTACATCTCCATCTGAATTCTTATCCTTTTTCTTGGAAAGATAAACAATTGTAGATGCTGCATACTTAAGACCAGTACCGCCACCCATTTCCGACATTGGAACATAAGAACCAACGACTTGATAAGTGTGATTCGTCATGATCATTGGAATCTTTGCGATCCCAAGTTTCACTGTAAGTACGCGGAATGTTGACTTGACGATTTGAGCACGGGTCATATCCCGTGTTTCTTTTCCATCAGCAGTGTCATTCATCTCTTTGGATGTTGACAACATACCAAGAGAATCAAGAACAATCATTGTTGGTTTTCGATCTTCCTTTGGGAGTTCAAGATATTGATCAACAATTGTAATTGCTTGATGCCGAAATTCTTCAATCGTTGCAACAGGAAATACAGCGATTCTTTTTGGATCAATGCCACGACTCTTAAACATCTCAGAAGTGACTGCTTGCTCTGAATCAAAGTATAGAACAACTGCTTCTGGGTTATCCTTTAAGAATCTAGATACGATAGAAAGGGTGAAATAAGTTTTACCTGTAGATGATTCTCCAGCAAGAGCAATAATTTTGTTATTAGGAATACCCAGATAGACATTCCCAGAAAGAAGACCATTAAGTAGATAAGTTCCAGTATCAACGAAACCACTGACATCGGATCCATCAAGTCCTTCACTAACCAACGACGCATATTTGTTCCCCGAACTTTTAACCATTTTTGATAAGAAGTCACTCATAATATTCCTTTCAACCAAATAAACTTTCTAATGTATTTTTTCTCTCAGTTGACCACCCAATAGTATCTAGGATTGAAGTCAATGGGTCAATGAAAGATTTCTGAAATTGCATTTTACAATCAATATACTTTTCCAACTCAAATTCTTTTGGAAGGATATTTGGGAATGAAATTATCTGATCTTCGCCAGATATTCCACCAAGAGGATTTGGTTTCTTGAGGTGAAGATATTTGATTTTATCACCCTCAATAATTTTCTTATATCTTCTTCCAAGTTTTAGTTTTGTTAAATAATGATTATAGATCAAAGCACCCTTGACTGCAATTGGTGTAGATTTCCGATAAATTGTATTTTTATCAGCATACTTACTCATACCATTAACACTTCTCGGAAATGCCATTTGATCTGGTGGCAGTTTATAGAATTCTTGTCTACAATTTTCTATAAACTCAATCATTTCATCTTCCGTGGAATTCATTATTATGTTGATTGCAGTCTTTAAATGCTTTCTAACAAATTCTGGTGTTGAACTACGAGTTGTTTCAATTCCTTTGATCTTCAACTTTGGTTGTTCATATTTAACACCTTCAGAATCCCACACATTCAACATATATCTTTTTTTCGCAGTCCATATTCCAGTATCTGCGATTACTTCTCTTCCCATTTGCATACGATTTTCATATGCATTCATTGTAGAAGCAAGTTCATCAAACTTTTTATCAATGAATGGGAGTATTATTTCATTTGATGCTTTGTCAAGAAAACTCACAATTTTGTGAATATCATCTGTTTTAACGACCTTATCAACTAGATTGTTAAGACACAAATAAACAGAATCTGTATCTGACGCAACAACATAATCAATATTTTCTGTGCCGATTGTCGCATTCAAGAATTTATTAAGTTCTTCTGCAATCCATTGAATAGACAACTGACCCGACAGAGTGATTGCCTCTGCGAGTTCAGTTGAATAATATCGGAAGTATTGATTGCCTATCGCACCATAAGCAGAATTCAATTGAATTTTACGAACCAATTGAAAATTATGATACTTAGATATATCAAATTCTACTTGCTGTTTTAGTTTCAGTAATTGTTCATTTGTTAATTTAGACAAATCACTCATATTTTGTTTTTCCAGATACCATCAAGGATGATACCATAACTAGGTATATCTTCTGACTTGAATTCTGAGACTTTGTAATCGGGTTTGCGCTTAAGACTCTTTGCTAGATCGTTCATCTCGTCGCAACACACGATAGCATTCTTTTTCTTTTTGTAGACTAGAACACCCTTAAAGGATTCATTGTCCTTGTTGAAATTATCTTCTACAAAAATATCAGATGGAGTTTTTACCGCGTAGTATTTCACTTGCCGTCATCCATAAATAAATAGCGCGGATAGGAGTCGAACCTACACTGAGCTGGACTTGAATCAGCCGCCTCTGCCATTGGGCTACCGCGCCGAAAAGAAGAACAAATTCTCAAATTAAAAATTTGTTATACCACAAAATATCTAATTGATCAATGATTTGATCGTCATAAATTCTCTGTGCAGATTGATTTTGCCAATTTACTCCAATTGGCAATTCGTCAACAGTAATAATTGGATTTGCGTCAGAAGAGATATCATGAAAAGCAATATCAATATAATTTGCCCTTCCAATACCACCCCAATGTTTCCCTGCGTATGTGGGACAAATACATGTGCCTCTTGCAATTATACCATTGGTTTCTGTTCCCAATTTAATTAAATAAATATCATCACCAATATTAATGGGATTTTTACTGATGTTTCCACAAGACCATCTACGAATATAGCATCCAGTAGTATTTACAGTTTTAATGCCATCCTGCATATCGTGCCATATCCAATTTTCTGGATTCCAATTTAATAAATAAGTTTTCATAATGGGATTGGTGGGATTCGAACCCACAATGTTTCTTATGTGAGGCATTTTAAGTGCCTTGCGTTTCGCCAGTTTCGCCACAATCCCGAACTACCCCGCCTAGATTCGAACTAGGAAAAAGAGAACCAAAATCTCCTGTGATACCGTTTCACCACGGGGTATTTTCAAATCAACGATGTGCCAACTTGCGCGCTCGTCGCT